AACACTAAAGGACTCCTAACTGTAATACTTAAGGATTCCTTCAGAACACTAAAGGACTCCTAACTGTAATACTGAAGGATTCCTTACTGTTTTATATAAGGAGTAGTTGTCAGAGTTTTTCCTTAGTTAGTTCCCTTAGAGTCCCCTTAGGGTTCCAGTTGTGTCCCCTTTGAGTTCCTAAGGTTCGGTGTTCTTTAGGATACTAAAGGACTCCCAACTGTAATACTAAGGAATACTAAGGAATACTTAGAGGAACAGAGGAGATACTTAGATATACTTTAGTTTTCCTCCCCCTTCCTCTACTCTGTGGAACAATTAAAGACTTTGTATATATGTGGAACAATTAATTATTACCACTTCTTCTTCATGATGTTCCTATTACTACCTACATCTTCTTCTACTCCGTACATCATAGAGAACAGTCCTCTATCTTCATCCAGAGCTGTCTCCAGAAACTCTTCTAACTGTTCATCCAGTCCAGTCTGGTAGTCCCTATCCATGACATCTAACCAGTAAGACACAGCCATAGTCAGGGCATCCAAACGGTCATCGTGTGCCAAGGAACCCCTATCTCTACTCAGACGGGTCATCTGGTAAATCAGCGAATATTTCTGACCTTTCTCCTCATACACGCTGTAGTCATCTCGAATAACTGTCTCAGCCATGATAATCTTGTGTCTCATCATAACAGGCTCTAAGGTGTCTATAATACGGGCTTCCTTCTGTACTGTGTTCTTCACTTCCTGCACAGCACAGGGGTAAATACTCGTTAGGATAGGCTTGAACAGCTGGGTGAACATACCGTCCCCAAAGTTTGCTTCTACGACAATCTCATTAACTCCATGGATTTTAGCCTTGTTAGCCAGCTGTGTCAACACGGAATCTGAGTAACCATCCTGAAAACCTCCTACTTCTACTACAAAAAGATACCCATTCAGGTACTTCACGATAGCGTAGGCCGTTTCGTCAGTACCCCTACCAGAAGGGTCAACAGCCATCACACATCCTGTATACTTAGCTGTCTCCTGACTTCTGCTATGCTCACGATAGAAAAAGTCACCCTTAATGGCGACACAGGGAAGGTCATTCAGACGATACTCATAACCGCTTGACCAAGACCACTTCAAAGAGGTTTCATCCATGTCCACATTAGACACAATCAAGTCCTGTGTCTTCAGGGGATATTTTTCGTAGTCAGACAAGTTCGTATTCAGTTTGAACTGTAAGGAAAACCCTGCTTTACCATAGGACAACCGACGTTCCTCAATTTCCTCTTCAGGGAATCGCTTAGGATCTGTTGGCTTTCCTGCGTATAGAGCAGGGTTTTTGTCGTATGTATTAGCAATAAAGGGAGCTAATTTGTCCCCGTAATACTCACGCTCTTCTGGTGTCTCAGGGTATACCAGCGGAAAAATATAGCAGGAATATCCACGGTTCTGAAGCTCATTGTATAGTGACATTTCGTTCTGTGGAGTACCGAGGTATATAACCTTACTTCTATCCCCCGGCTTGATAATAGCATCAAATTCCTTTACATCCTCGAACAGTTTGTCTCTCCGTGTCTGTGTACTGGAATTGTTAGGAATCTCTACGTCATCCGCAATCAGTATGTCCGCACGACTACCTGTTATCTGACCCGTAATACCAACAGACTTTACAGAAGGGGAAATATCCGCTATGGCTTCTCCGACATCAAAAAGGTTCTGTGTGTTACGCTGTCCGTCACGAGGTTTTAGGTGAGACAAAAAGTCTAGTAAGTAGATTATCTTTCGGATAAACACTGCGTTTGCATCTGCTCTGTCTTTACTTGCAGAGATAATGAGACACTTCAGTTGAGGGTCATTCCAAAGTGACCATACGACATAAGCACATGTAATGAAGGACTTAGCTACCCCACGGAACCCTTCAATGATATATCGTTTCTCAGGGCATTTCATGAGTAGTGTCGCAATAGCATACTGTATGTCTGTCGGTTCAGGAAGGGATATCTCATGCCAGAGGATAAATAAGAACTTCCTGAAGTCTTTCTTAGCCGCTTCAATTTGCTCTGGTGTCCATTGAACTTGCACCCTTCACAGCACCTCCTTCATCTTCATCATCATCCAAGAAGTCAGGAAGTTCTTTCGTAACCATAGTCACCAAAGGAGTTGTTGTCTCAGGTGTTGTCTTTAACTCATTGTCTTTCAAGAACTGTCTGACTTTTGCCAAGAACTGAGGGCTGTGTCTCAAGTCTTCATCCTGAATACCCTCAATCAAGGCATTAACTTCTTCCTGTGCCAGAATATCCAGCAGTTTCGGATTGATTTTACTCATACTATCATCCTTTCTCGAATTACGAAAAATAAAAACTCCCCATAGGTAAATACACCTAGAGGGAGTTACATACAAAAAATATAGGAAACGGTATGCTACTTTTTCAATTTTTCACGATTCTGTAAGTATCTTTTCTCAGCCATACCATACCTATAAGGATATAAGGGACATCTTTTAAGTGTACATTTATCTACTTCTTTTATTGAACCAGCACAGCAATCGAGACATTTTTCACGTATAGCTTTCCATAAATTATCTTTTCTATTTATATCTTCCATATTATCGTGTACACCCCCAAATCAGCAAGCTACCTGCGACAATCCAAGCTAAATCACGTTGTCTTTCCATCCGCTTTGTCGTCTTATTCAGTGAGTCCGTTTGCTTCTGCAATTCTGTCAAGTTCTGCTTGTAATCTGTCAAGTACACTTGCGCTTTCGTCAGCTCTTTCTGAGATTCTGTTAGCTGTGTCTTGAGCTTCTGTGAGTCCTGTTTCTGCGCTGTTGACTGCTCCTGTAGCTCTGTCGCCATCTGTCGTAAGCTGTTGAATTGTTCGATTGACATTTCGACTTTCTGTGCGTGAACTGTAGAAGTAGACACAGAGGGAAAGACACAAAAGCACACCAACAGCGAAAGACATAAGTACCATCTTTGTAGAATATTTTTTGTTGTCTTCATCCATTTACAACTCCTCATACCATTCATTCATATCCACATTGGTGTCTCCGATATACTTACTATCACTCCACTGCCAGCCTGCTACATGTTTATCAGGATAAGTCTGAGCAAAGCCATTGTATCCACGGTAGTCCGCAATCCAATAGGGTACATAATCAGCCAGCAAGTGAGGTCGAATAGAGTTTGTCATGTAATCTGTACATTTCAACGTGGAAGTGTAAATACCTGCGCTGTAGCCTGCTTCATTACAAGCGACAATAAAAGCGGAGCAGACAGCCGTTGTATCTACACCATCTTCAAAACATTCAGGAGCTTCACAGTCAAACCAAATGCCCATAGGTGGCACATCATCACCTAGCAGGTCTAAGACTGTCTGTGCTTCTTCCCTTGCTCTTTCGGGTGTCTGAGCATGGGTGAAGCAATAGACACCCCAAGGAATACCCCTAGATTTACATTCTTCTGCATGTCTTACCCATGTGTCTTCTTCGGAACACCCTTCGGAAATTTTGATGATGACACCTTGAACACCTGCGGCTTCCACAGCGTCATAATCAATATCTTTCTGCCAATAGGAAACATCAATTACTTTACTAATCATCTAACTTGTCCACCTTCTTTTCATGTGCAATCTGTGCTAAAGCACCTCGAATAAAACTAGGAACATACTGGCCATAACCAGCACGATCAATATTTTCAACAATGCTAAGGGCCTCTACGATTGCAAAGGCTCCAATGAATAACGTCCGTACCATATGAGTATGCATGGCAGAATCTAATAAGACACCAAGTCCAATGATAAAGAACATAGCGGCCTTCTTGTATAAGCCATGTGTAGCAATCGAACTTGCAAAGGCATGGAGCTTGAAGGAAGCCCAAAGGCCTGTGAGAATGTCACAAGCCACAAGGACAACCAAAGCATTAATCTGCTCATCCACACCGCCCACAAGCTGATTGAAACACAACCAAGCAATAGAAAAAAGACAGCCAATTTTTACCTCTGTGGCTGTCCATAAGCTCCATAGTGTGCTAATCATCTTATGTAGTGTACCTCGTTTCATTTTTCATCAGTCTTCTTTCCTACACAGTCCCCATTGTCATCAATCATCCACCCCGTATCATCAAGCACCTTATCAATATCCTCTTTGTGTTGTGGGAATCTTGTAATAACTGTGTTGTACTTTAGTTTCTGCAAAATAATCTGATATGCCAAGTATTTAGCCATTCGCAGACACTCCTTCCATTAAGGTATTCACGACATCCTCAAGAACTGCAATTCGTTCAGACAAAGAGGGTGTCTGTGAGGCGATTTCTGGAACCTGTGTGGCTTCTGGAATTTCAGGCTCTTTTGGCTTCTCAATTTCTTTAATAACCCATTGTGTCCCATCCCAGAAACATTTATGACCTTCTTGAATTTCAGGTGGTGCTACTTCTACCATGTTACAGGGAATCTTCCACGCTCCACTGATAGGACTACGGTCTGTATTATCAAGCGTCTTAGGGCCTTCATATTCTCCTGTCAAGAGGTTAAAGGCATATACTAATTTTGTGTCTTCCATTGTGTTTTCATCACTCCTTACTAATATCTAATAATAGGGATGACATTAATTGCAGGGGGTTGCACTGTATTTGAGGAACCATAGATAGAGTTAGACCATGAGGCATTAAAATCGTCATGTGTCGCTGTCGCACCGGGTGACGCCGATATAGACGGTATACCTTGATTAGCGATTGCCTCTCCAGGGCGAAAAGCACCACCATAACCCCTATTAGTCGGCAATGTACACACTTCTGACCAAACTTTACCTATTTGCCCTGTGATATTCGGTAATCCAGCTCCTCTTCTCATACCAATATTCCGCTCTGTATACTGCATCATACGTTCCCGATAATCAGGGAGTACAAAGGTACTGCTTCCGTCCCCTTTACCGAACAGTCCTGCATTATTCGTTGTGTCATCCGTCCATAAATTATTACTTTCAATGAAATGTACGAGTCTAGGATAGTCTGCCCTCTGTACCGTAGCACCATTGGCTTTAATGTACCCTTTAGGCAAGAACAAACTACCTCTCACACACCCTACAGGGGTCATATCTCGTACATCATCCACAATCCAAGTTACTGTACCATCACTAATTAGTACCCCACCACTAGACACCGTAGTAATAGAAGAAGGCACCGTGTCTGCTGTTGTGCCTGCTGTG